TCTGGGTATAGGCCCCCACCGTCTGACTGTCGGGTTGGGAAATATTGTCAATGTAAACGGCCCCGATATCCGTAAAGGGTCCGCCGGTCACCCGGAAAGCATCTTTGTAATATTTGTTGCGAACCTCGATATCGTCAAAATCTATGGTCCAGGTCTCGGCCACCCCTGCGGTATCCGCTCCGAACCGAAACTCGATAGGGCTATCCCCGGAAAGATTAGCCTTGTAGGCCAGCACTTCATCACCCATGATCCACAGGTAAGCAAACCCCGGGTTGGTGGGGGAGAGCCACATGGCGAAAAACAGTGGAACGTCTTCATACCCCAGGACATTGAACTTGCTTTGTTCTCCGCCGCCAATGCCGGAGTAAATCGCCCCGGAGCTATCAACCGAAAGGGCGAAATCGGCAGAGCCCGAACTGTCGATAATCTCCAAAAAAGTCATGTTGAGGTTGCTGATGGTATCCGGAATGGAAGTGAACCGCAGGGACCCGGTTATGAACATCTCCTGATCGCTGGGGAGCCGGATACCCCCATAGGCCGATTGGTTGGCCCCGGTCACTGAGGCCCGGAAAGCGTAATCTCCGGTGATGCCCGGGGTAATCAGTGAGAAATCGCCGCCGCCGATGGATATCGCGTAATCGAGTTCGTTATAATTATTGCTCTCGAAATAGGCCGAGCGAAGGACCGGAGCGGGGGACCAGCCGGAAACTGAATCTGCCTTGCAAAGATATTCCCCATAGGTGAAGGGCTGCGGCGTGCCGTCCGCGGCAGGCAGACACAGGCGCTTTTCCAGGCAGTCAAGAATAAAATCTTTGGCCCGAATCTCGACCGTATTCGGAGACTGCGCCCCGTCAGCATCGACTGCGCGGTTAACCGGTCCCCACTCATCCACCTTGCCCAGAAACAGGGTGATCGGATCGGTATAGTTCCGCCACAGGAAGGGGGTGGAGAGGAACGGGGCTTCGAGAAAGCCGCCGAGTTCCCAGGCCAGGTCGATTCGTAATTTCTTGCCGCTGCCGGCGCTGCCGTCTCCATACCAGCCGGGTTCGTTGGCGAAGAGAAAGGAGCTTTTGTTAGGAGAATAGAGAGGGGCGGGGGTAAATACCAGAGTTTCGATGTTGAATCCATCCCAGGTATAGCTTCCCTGGCGGTTATTGAGGACCAGGCCGTCATGCGCGCCGGCCACCAAATCGGAGAAGTCCCGGGGGGCTTCCTGGGTTACGGTCCCCGCTTGCTCAATGTCGCTAACAATGGTGAATTCCCCCAGGAGTTCCAGGTCTTCGATGTAGCAATTATTATCCCCGGCGATGTGCGCGCTCACGGCGTAAGACAAATAGGAGGCGTTACCCGCTTTGCTGGCGTCGTCAACCGCATAGGCCGTGAAGGCGTCCGCGTCGCCCACAGCATTAACCGTCCGGCAACGATACCCCTCGATGGTGGCCCGGAATTGGTAATAGGATTTGATGACCAGGATATCGCCCTGGTTAACGAGGGTCCATGACTCCGCGGCTAAATCGGTGGTATTATCGGCGGCCCGCCAGTAGAGCAAAACGTCAAATCCCGGGTAATTCCATCCCCAATTAAAGGCCGCGGAGCTTACGGAAACCTGCAGGTTAGAAGTCAGAACCTCAGAAATCCACTCACCCCCGCTAAAACCGCCCTCATCAGCCTGTATTCTATCCGGGGCCACATAGGAGCAATGGGTAAAAGTACCGTCCCCGTTGACGCCGTTGGGCCAGTAATAGGGCAACAGAGTCGCCAGGACAGCGAGCTTGCCGCCTAATAGTTTGGCTTCCTGGGCCGTGTAGTCGGCGCTGGGAGAGGGGATCATACCTCTTCAAACCTCACGGAAAAGCTGTAGGTTGGCACCCCGGGGGAGGAAAAAGCTGGTTCCGGGCCGCCTCTGGGGGCGGTCATCATATAAACCACGGCGTCGGGCGATCCGCTGTCGCCGTCGAGGTACAGGTCAATGGCGCAGTGAAACCGGTAGAGATTCCTGAACAAATCAAATTGGGCTTTAAGTGTGTAAGAGAAAGCCAACTCGAAAGATTTTTTGGTGGCTCCGGCGAAACTATTGAGTGTTCCGTCAAAACTCCTTTGGTTGTCGTGGACTTCGATGTCGCCGAGATCGGGCTTGTAGTCGTAATTCTTAACGAACGTATAGGTAATGGCTGCGGCGTCTCCTGAGGGGTACACGATCTTTCCGTTTGCCATGATTTTTTCCGCTTTACTTTTTTAACTTTCCGGCTTATTTATGGGTCAAATCCTTTAAAAATTAGGAGGTTCTATGCAAAAGATGGTGCTGGTGTTGGTGGTGATGGTGTCCTTCCTGGGTTGCGCCACGGCTGGCAATAAACAAATTGCCGAAGCAAGCACGGTCTCCAAAATCGAAGAAGGCAAATCCACTAAAACCGATGTCAGAGCCCTGGTAGGCGAACCCACCAAAGTTAATTTCCGGGCTGACAATACTGAGCTGTGGGAATATGTCTACAAACGAGGCCAGGTGCGCCCCGCCACCTTTATTCCGGTGGTGGGCTGGTTTGCTGGCGGCGTTGATGTCACCGGGAGCACCTTGACCGTCCTTTTTAATAAAGACAATGTTGTCCAAAAAGTTGGCTCCGGTAGAATATCGGGCGGTGGAGGCAGTGTTTCCGATTAGCCTCTGCATTAGCCTATCCTCTGGGCGCGGTTGCCGATCTTGTTATTGATGGCCTTGAGTAGTTTATTAACCGAACGATCACACTGGGCCTGGGTTAATTCGGTGGTAAAATGGTTATTCATCTGTACGTGCACGGTGGTAGGCCGGCCATTTTCTCCAGGTTCGCCCCGGTTAGACTTGCCCTCCACCATACCCCGCCAACTCTCAGCAGCCCAGACAGGAAGGATCGTTTCATCTTTGTGGACCACCCGGAGGCTATTTTCAGTCACCCGATAATCCCCGCCCGCCGAGGATTTCAGATTACCCTGGAAGGCCAGCATTATCCCCATAACCGCCGCGGCAGCAGCCGCCCCAAGTGCTAATCCGATGAAAGGAATATCCGCGTAAGCCGCGTAGGCTTTTGCTCCGGCCACCGCCGCCTCATTGGTGATAATCCCTACCGAAGCCGCATAATTCATGCCCATCATCATTACTTGGGCCATAGTCCAATTAGACAGCATGGTCATTATGACATTTAAGAAAGAATTACCTATGGTATTAAACAAACCGGCAATTCCTTCAGTAAGTGTCATGGTTCCTTGCATAATGCCGGTTATCATATTTGCGAAACCACTACCGATGTTACTGAATATGTTGTCAAATAAATGGACATGTTTTTCTACTTTGTTCCATGCCGCATCATATTTTTTGAACTGATTAATAAGGGCCTGCCTCCCCCGCATTTCATCAGCAATAGATTTGTTAATGATGTGTGCCTTCTCCAATTCCATTAACTTTTTTTCGAGGGTTGCTTGATTAATCTGATTTTCAAGATCAAGGGCTTGCTGCTTGTAGCCTAATTGTTCCTGTAGGGCCGGAGAAAGTTGTGCAAGTTGGTCAAATTGGCCCTTTTGCAGGTCCAGATAATCGGCTTGCCCCTTCTCGATATTCTCAAGGAAGGTGTCAATCTGCTTAATGTTGTCTTCCGCGGACTTGTAAATGCTATCCATCACTTTCTGGAAGACTTCGAGGTCTTTGGTGGAGTCTTTTATGGATTTGCCGGCTCCGCCACCTTTGCCACCACCACCGTGAGCCGCGGGAGTAACTTTTGTCGGGCCCAGGTCTTTCAGATAGAGGCGGTAGGTTTGTTCCTTATATTTGGCAGCTTCATCTGCAAGTTTTTGGTTTCGGGCCATGGCCGTTTTGGTTAAATATTCTTCATTGGCGATCGCCTTAGAATTGCCCCCGCCGAATCCGATACCCCCCTCGCCCAACCCAGGCATGACGTCCAAGGCCAACCCCGCACCCATTTCCGGGCGTAGGTTGGCGGCTTCTTTCATGTATTTAACCCAGGAGGATAAAGGAGAAATTGTCCAGGACGCCCAGTCGTAAATGCCCTGAACGATGGTTAAGACACCTCCGGCCACGTCCTTGACCACATTCCAGCCGGTGGCAATATTTCCGGCGAGTTCTTTGCCGTGGTCCCTGAGATAGGTATTTATGTCCTTAACGTAGCCCACAATGTCATCGTAAGCCCCACCCAGGCCTGCGATAGCCAAAAGCTCCAGTTGAGTTTTTAGGGATGACCCCTGAGACTCCAGGGTGGCCTCGATTTCTTTGTTGGCAATGGAAAGGCCGGGGTAGAGACCAGCCATAAAGCTAAGAAGGTCCCCGGCCTCCTTGTGTTTTTGAACGATGTTGCCCCACTCCGGCCCAATCCTCGATTTTAATTCCATGGCCAGCATAGAGCCCTGCTTAACCTTCCCTTCCATCAGGGCCATGATTTCGGTATTTAGCTGCTTCTCAGCGTCCTGCCCTTTGGTGGCCAGCTTGATTTTGTCGGTGAGGGTCCCCAGGGCCGCGACTTCATCCAGCCGCACGGCATAACCGCCCTGGACTAGGCGGTTGTAAACGGTCATCATCTCCTTGGCAGTGGCGAAATGCTTGGCGTCCTCAATCGTTATGGCCCGGTACATATCTTCGGCATAGACCTTGTTGCGGCCAAAGACTTCCTTCATGTCCCCCTGGCCGGGCTTGGACATATCCGAGAGGGTTGAGGCGATAGAGACCACGGCGACCCGGTAGTCGTCAACCGCATCGATGCCTTTTTTAAAAACCATTGATAGGGTAGTAAGTCCCCCCACCGTGGCGGCAACGCGGAGTAACGACCCTGGCAGGGCATCAATAGAGGATTGCAGGCCCCGGACCGAGCCGGTCATTCCCTTCATGCTGGAATGCATTAAATAGTTCGCCCGATTCATGGCCGATTCAAATCGGGCGATATTGGCATTGAGGGTTACGACTAAGCCGCCGAGCGCACTCATCTACCGAGTCATCCTTGTTTTTGATCCGGCGCTGGCTTCTTGGGCCAGTTTGTCGCTTTGCCGGTCTTCGTATTCCAGTTGAAAAAAGGCTTGCAGTTCCAAGAGCTCATGGGCAAATAAGCGGCTTTCAAATTCCCAGGGGAGCATCTTAAACCGCAAGGCCATAGCGATTATTCCCCGGCGCCTTGGCCGGGTTCGGAGTTTTTTACCATCTCCTCCATTTCTTTCTCACCGATGCCATTGAGCTTGCAGGCCGCGGCAAAGAGGCGATTGATCAGGGCCGCGTTGAGCTTGCCCAAGCTGAGGGCTTCCGTATCGCTAAAGAGACGGTTGCCGTCGGCATCCACGGCGCAGCGGGCCACCAGGCGCGCCGCCGAGCCCTTCCAGACGATTTCAACATTACCTTCTTTGTCAGGCTTGCCCCGGTTACTGGCCTGATATTCTTCGAGCTCATTGGCCATCAGGCTTTGAATCCGCACCTCGCCCTCAAGTTCCGGGCAATAAACATCTTTAAAGGTGCGCTCCCTTGCTTTTAAAATGTCCTCCCTACTCGCTAAAGCCATAAAACCTCCCTTTTAAGGTACGATATCTCTGGTCAGCACCCCGACACCCGTAAAGGATGCCTTGGTGATTGAAACCTCTCCCACCTTGCCGGAGAGAGGTTGATAAGAAGCCAACAAACAGTTGCCGGTAAAATCCGGGTTGCCTGCGGCAATGGCGCCGGCATCCGGCTTAACATGGATTGCAAAAGCCGCCGCGCCCACCAGGTCAAACAGGGTTGCGTCTACTTCCCCGGCCGCATGGTCGTTGTTAAATTCAATATCCATCTTCCAATCCAGCAGCCCCGGCAGCCTTTCCTTGGCCGCATCCCCCATACAGGTCGATTCCGGGGTTTCCGCCGAATAGTCGATGGTGACTTGCCGGACGTGATCGGAAAGGTCAACGGACCCGGCCCCCACCACTACGCTCGCATTCTTGAGCACATATTCCGCCATGACTTTTTCTCCTTCTTAAGCGGTCGCCCGCGTTAATACTCCATCTCCCACAAAAGTCGCCTTGGTGGTGGCCACTTCCCCCACTTTGCCGCCCAGGGGGTTATAGCTGGACAATAAGACATCCCCTTGAAACTCCGGGTTGTCGGCCCCCACTACGGCGGAATCAGGCCTTATGGCGATGGCAAAGGCGGCCGCCCCCGCGAGGGGGAAGAGGGTAGCATTTACCTTGGCGCTGTCATAATCCTGGTTAAATTCGAGTTCGATTTTAAAATCCGTGAGCCCCGGGAGTTTTGCTTTTACCGTGTCTCCCATGGCCGTCGATTCCGGGGTTTCCGCCGAATAGTCGATGGTGACTTGCCGGACGTGATCGGAAAGGTCAACGGTATTTATAGTTACGCTGGCATCGGTCAAGACATATTCAGCCATGGCCTACCTCCTAAAGAATCCCAATTGAGACGGCAAAGGTGAAACTTGGATCAGCTCCGCCGATGGTGAAGCTCACCCGATACCAGGTGTCGGTGATTTCTCCGGCTGCGGTTTTATATTCCGAGCCGATAGCCGATTTCTGAGCAAAAGTGATTTTGGTTTCCGGACTCCCAAAGGCTTCCAGGGCGTCACTTTGGATAATCACGTCCAGGGTGTCGCCAGCAGAGACCGCGAAAACATGGAGAATGGCGTAAAGGGTTTGGGTGGCCGATACTGCGGAGAGTTGCCGGATAACTCCGGTATCGCTGGCGGTCTTGATGGTCTTGGGGTAGAGAATGGATCCGCTTATCAACTTGCCGTCACCGCTGCCCTTGACTGAGAAGGCCATAACCTCCCCGATCTTGGCTCCGGGGGTGTATTGGGCCAAAATGGGCTGAAAGAGAAAGGCGGGGCCCTGATCGGCCCCGGTTTCGGCCATGGTGATCGGGGTGTCGGCCAGGCTCATATTATTGAATAGCCAGAGGTCAGGGTCCGGATGCTGGACATTGCCATTCAAAGAAAAACCCACGTCCAGGAGGCCAGGAAGGCGAGTTTTGCCGGTGTCGCCCATGGCCGTCCGTTCCGGGGTTTCGGCGGAATAATCCAGGCCCAGGGCATTCATATTGCCGGAGAAGTCATAAGCCCCAGCGTAGAATTTGCAATTTTTCCAAACGGCTTCGCTCATTTTGTGGCCTCCAGAAAATAAAAAGGCCACCCCTCAGCTTGGTAGCTCAGAGGTGGCCGTTAGGCGCGTCTGAATATGTTAGGTTTTAGTTATTCGGTTTTTCTGGCATTTTAATCGGACCAAGCCAATAACCTTCTTCGTATTTTTCCAAAAGCCAACCATCATCAACTGCGATTTCCCGTACTCGCAACTTGTCAAAAAGGCTTATAATTTCCACTATTTCGGGCTCTTGTGGATATTTTGTTTCGCGCATTGATAAAAACCAATAGTATCCTATCTTTGTCGGCTTTTCTTTGGTCCATTTCATACAGTTTACTCCCCTTCCCGCAGCCCTTCAAAATGCTGAATATGTTAGGTTTAGCTGTTTATAGTGATTCTTTTAGGATTGCCCATTTCTAATATGCTCTTTTCGTTTATTTTCAAATCCTCTTTATCAATCTCTAATTCATCGAGATCGCCGTATCTGTCAGTGTAGGTAGTAAACACTGGCAAGTCCCCATGGGCCTCGATAATCTTCTGAAGTTCTGTTATTAATTCGGTCGCCTTCATGTGCTTTACTCCCCCTCCCTTAGTCCCTCAAAATAGCAGATCAAGGCCCAGAAAAGCCTAAACAAATTCGGCCTTTTTGTCTTTAATCTTAACAGCTTTTGGCTCATTTCAAAAGCCTTTTCTTGGGCGGTAGAGGTAGCCATTACGGGAAGACCTCTGCTTTTGGTGGCTCGTAAGCTGAAGGCCGCGGCCATTTGACTGGTGGAGTAACCTTTTTACCACAAGCACATGCGCCCCCAAGGGAAATATCCCAGCTATAAAAATATTGCCGATGCCAGCCAAGAAAACATAAAATTCGTTTAATAAAATTAGGCATTACGGAAAAACCTCTGCGATTCTTACGTCAACGGCCCGGCCATATTCCAGGGTGTCGGGGTCACGGGGTTTATTATAAACGGTGACTATTTCCACATCCTGCACCCCGGCACTAATATCTTGCCAACGCTCCATAGCCAAAATAACTTGAGCGATGACGGCCTTCGCAATATCTCTCCCGTGCAACCCTCCATCTACGGTTTTCGCCCAACTGGTAATTTCCCAACGGGAGCGGGGCATACCTCCATCGGTGCCCATAGTGTATCCTTCACGAGGGGCAGAGATCAATTGATATGTGATTACTGGAGAATCACAAAGCATGGGGGCTTCATCTTCATAAATTCTTGTGCCCACCAGGGCCGTGAGGCCAGCGAAAGTGGATAGGCGGGTGTAGATGGAGGCTTCGATGGTCAAATGCTTCTCCCCCAATAACCCAGCATAAAGCCACCAATAGCCGCGGCGGTGTAAACAACCCATACCGCCCAGAGCGGAGCCCAGAATAAAGCCATTAAATACCCCTCTCAAAATCATCCCCCAAAACTGCTTGGGGTGGGAAGTTCCATTGGCCGTGAGGACCTGCTTCTTTAAATAATTTCCAGTTAGGGTGTTTTTTAAATATCAACCGCTGTTCATCTTCATGAATTTCTGCCACCACTTCGCTTGGAAGAACGGTCAAAATAGCTCTCGTTAGTTCTCCCGCTACAGTTTCGACCTCAATTCGCGATACTTTCAGGTCCTTGGTTATATCGGTCCCATCAGGTAAATAAACCTTCATATCATGGCCCAATATCGGGATAACGATTTTTAACCCTTTCATCACCCACCCCCCGTGTATTTGTCATTTATTCACTTCTTGCTTGGCGCATTCCCGGCAATACCAGCGTAAAATATCGTTAAATCTGACTATTCCAAATTCTGGCGGCTTTTCTTTACATTTCTCGCATTTTTCAGAAGCGACAAGGTAGCCGCCTGGACTTTCTTTTAAGATAGTCATCACCCACCCCCCGTGTATTTGGGCACCAGTCTCGCGTTCAATAGTACTGCCTGCAAAAGTCCCTGTTTTATCAATACCAAAACCGCGGCGGCTTGAGTCTCGAAGCCGGGACGTAGATAGGGCATGGCTGCCTCTTTTCTGGTCCCGAATTCCCGGAATCTCCACCAGTAGGGGCCGGACGAAGACCAGGAATTTCCCCCCGTGGACCTGCCATGCCTGCCCATAACCCCGGAAGCTGCTTTCTTCCGCCTGCGAGGGTATTGCTTTTTCATGGTCACGCCCACAAGATAGGTAATGTCATCGGAGGTGTTGCCCCGCTTCGCATAACCGACAATTGCCTGTTCAGTGGCCCCGGTGGGTTCTTCAAATATGGCCCGGGCGTTTTCCCTCGCCTGCCTGACCACCACCTCCGCCCCGGCCTTCACTATCGACCCTAACTGTTTGCCCCGGAGTCTGGCGGGCATCTGCCGGAAGGCTTCGCCGAGTTCCTTAAGGCCCTTGACTTCGACGATGATGGAGTCGGACATTTTAAAAACCTCTATTTAGCCTCGGTTTCGATCACGATATTGCAGCCAATCACCCGGGCGGCGAGCTTGAATAATTGGCGGCCGCACCAGAGGCGGAAACGTAATGTTTTCAGGCCAATGACCTTTATTCGCACCGTCATGTTATGTTTTACGATAGGCGAAACTTTGAATTTTAGTTCCTCCACCAAACAACTATCTCCCTGAATGCCTGCATCTATGGCCATAACCTTCTTGTCCTTTTCTCTATTTTGTTTAAATTAATGATGGCTTTGATCTGAAAAATACACACAGCCGCCATGATTAAAATAAATAATTTCATCAAAAGACCTCTTTACAAAGTAGCGTGATCTCCCGGTTGCGTTCTTCTACGTTCATCGGGGGTTGGGTTTGCAGGAAAATCCTGGTCCCGTAAAGTATTCGGTGTTTGGGGGTGAGGCCGGAGAGATAACGGATGGTGATCCTGGTGGTGGTCTCCGGATGAACTGATTGGGCGGCGAAGAGCATCCGGCCGCGGAGGGGTTCCACGTTCGCCCAGACAGTGGCAAAAGTGCTCCAGGTTTCTTGAGGCGCACCGGTAGAGCTGGGGACCAGGGCGACTTGTTGGATGATGATTCGTTTATTCATTTGACCGGCGCGTTTCATCACCACACTCGATAATCAGTCAATAAGCCATCAAACCGATTTATTTCAATTAATGCCTGGCTGACGTTCGACACCCAGGCAAGTTCACGGTTGTAATAAAGCATCCCGATAAAGACCTTCATCCAGCTTTTAATGGGTTCGGGAATATCTGTCGCAGCAGGTCCGAAACCAGCCGTGAAGGTGATCTTGATGGGGTTTAGTTTAAGGAGGTTGGCGGTAGGCCAATCGTAATCATCTTTTAAGACAACCCCTGGCTTGTATGTGTCGATTATGTCAACCAAATATGATGCTGCGGCAAGGGTGGCTTCTACGCTATCTTCATCGGTGTAAATTATGCTTTCCACGGTTAAAAGGCGATTTTTGCCAATGGATAAGCGATCCCCAGAGGGCCAATCTTTTTCATACTGTTCCCATGTTTGGGTAATGAGAGGGCCGCATAATTTTTCTACTTCGCTGCGGGCCGTGATAATAAACCCTGACAAATCGGTGTCCTCTGTGGAATAAGGGGCAATTTTAAGTACCGACACCCCAAATTCACAGGTGGCCCCGGCGATGGTGGCCACCACCCGGATATAGCTTTTTGTGCCGGTATATTCTTTTTCCTGGGTAGCGTTGTCGTTGGCTTCGGTGACCAGGGTAAAGGCGCCGCCGCTCCAGTCGGTCCAGGTAGCGGCATCGGCTGACTCTTGAATCTTCGCGGCTACGCTCCCGCCCGCGCCGCAAGCTCCGGCTTCCAGGAAAACCATGGTCTGATAACCCAGGACCTCCACAGAGGACCCCACCAGACCATAGGCCGCGGCAATGACATGGCTCCCGGAGGCGATGGTTTGAACAGAGGTCAGATTGTCGGCCAGGCTCTGGGAGTCGAGGCGCAGGTGGGTTTTGACCTCAAGGAGGGAGAGGGGTTCGACTGCGGGAGCGGTTTTTAGTTTCAGGAGCATGGTTTATTCCATTCTCTCTTCCACCAGCATGTTGACAGTCATATCGTCATGCGTCGCGTCAATGGCGGCGCTGTCATAAACCCGGATTTTGTAACCCGCGGGCAAAACCAGGGCGGCCGGCATGGCCCGAAACATCAGGCCATTAGTAAAGGCGACCTCCTGGGGGTTTTCTGGGGCAAAGACATATTCCCGGGTCAAATTCTCGGCCTGCACCGCCCCGGCCACCATTTTACAAACTGGGTTATCGCTGGCGTCGGTGATCAGCGCGTCCACCTGGCGGTTTCCGGCGCTGGCGCTTGCCACCAGAGAAACGTAGATGCTTTTGAGCCACCATTGCTTCTCCGTGGGGACCGTGAAAGTTTTATCCGAGTCGTTCAGGGTTACATCTGACTGAAGGGCCAGATTTTCCCAACGTGTCATGCGGGCCATTTTGCGGCCTCCTTCAAGAGGGGGTGGATTAACCACCCACGCTCGATTTAACCATCACTTTTTTCTGTCTTCGGCCACGGTAACCTTGTTAAGTGTGTCCAGGGCTTTGGCCAAAACTCCACGGAGGACCCAAACATTTGATTTTTCCGGGAAGGTCACGGCAACATCGGCATTATCAAAAGCCCGAATGATGATTTCTGAGATTACCTTTGGGCCTTCAGAAACTTCTTTTTTGGCTTTCTTCGCTTTTGCCATTTTCTTTTCTCCCTACCTCCCAAATTACCCGGGGGAAACCGGCGGGAGGATTTCCGGCTTTTGGGGTGCGCACCCTATCCCCCGGGATAAGTTAATTTAGATCAAAACGCCCTGAACCATAACCTCGCATTCACAGTGATCAACGCCCTTGACCGTGGTGCAGACCAGGGTGCCGCCGTTGGGAATGGAGAGATAAGCATCATCCAGGGTGGTAAATTGCAAAATAGTTCCATCCGCGACGTTAAGAGCCTTAGCGTCGGAAATGGCATTGGCCCCATTAAAAATCTGCACCGTATCACCAGCACCCCCGGAGACAGAATCAGTCTTGACAATCAGGATGCTGGTGATCTTGAAGTCCTGGCCGGTGGCATTGGTCCAGGTGGAGGAGCCCGCCGTATTATCCATGTCGAAGCAGACCGCAGAGGGGATACCCGCAACCGGAACAGCCCCGCCCCGGACGCCCACCACGCCGACTTTCGCCGAAGAGGGGCTGATGTCAGTCAAGGTGTTGGAATCGCCGTCAATGGTTTTGTTGGTCAGGGCTTCGGCGCCGTCCAGGGTGGCCAGGGTGCCAGTGGTGGGTAAAGTAACTTCCGTGGCGCCCGTGGTGTTGAGGGTCAAAGCATGATCGCCCAAATCTAGGGCTCCGGCACTGATAAAATCCCCGCCCAAGGTCACAGCCCGATCTGCCGCGGCGGTGATCACCACCGAATGATCGGAGTTGACACAGACAAATTGCGCCGCAGCCGTCGCCCCGCAGTCCGGAATCTTGAACGTGGTGGCCTGGGTTTGGGCCTCGTTGGTGATCTTGAGCTCGGTATCCGCACCCATGTTGGTAGCGATCAGGCTGATATAGCCCTCTCCATTGGCCGCGTGAACCTGGAGGCCGGCGGTATTGGCATCGGGGATGACCATACCCGTGGTGCCCGAAGTAATAGTGGTTGCTCCGGTCTGGGTAATATCCCCGGCATTGGTTAATATTTTTTGATCCAGGGTTTCGGCCAACCCCAATGTGGCCAGGGTCGCGGTGGCAGTCGGTAGAGTGATGGTGGCCGCCGATCCGTTCAGTGCCCCATTCCGCAGGGTGGTAGCATGGTCAGTGATCGCATCCTGTACCGCCAAGATCAAAGCACCCTTGTTGGCAGTCAGGGAATACATGGTGATCGGGGTTGCCGTGCCAGCCGCTGCCCCGCCAAAGGTCAGGGTTTTGGTTGTATCAAAAGTAGCCGAACCCTTAAGTGTCGCCGCCCCGGTGCCGGTGGTTAAGGTCTTGGCACCGGATATCGTGACATTGCCAGAGAGAGTGTTTTCGCCGGTGGGACTAAGGAAAGCCCCGGAAGAGCCCGACAGGTCAATATCGGGGTTCCCGGCGCTGGCGGTGACATTCGCCTGCAGGTCCACGGTGCCGGTGAAGGTTTTGTTTCCTGTGAAACTTTGCGTTCCGGCCAAAGAGGCAAGGACCCCCGCAATATCAGGGAGTGTGATGATCCGGTCCGCCGTGGTGGTGGAGTTGGTGAGGGTTACGGTGTGGTTCGTGCCCCCGGTGGTGACCTGGAGCTTGAGTTTCCCAGTGATGTTATTGTCATCCACCGTGAAGGCATTGGCCGAAGTGCCGGTTTCGGCCCCTGTAGCCAGGGCTAGGGTGCCCCCGCCCGCAGGAAGAGTCCAGGTAGAGGCGTCGGGAATGGCAATTTCGGCGGCAAATGCCCCGGAGAAAGTCAGGTCGGCGGCCGTAGAGAGATCGCCCCCCAGGGTAACCGCCCGATCTGCCGCCGCGGTGATGATAACTGAATGATCTGAATTGACAACCGGGATCTGGCCGGTGGCTGCGCCGCAATCAGGAATCCGTAATTCCGTATCCTGGAGATGGGCCTTATTGGTGATGGTCAGGTCAAAGTCGCCTGGGCTGTCGGTGGCTGATAATTTAAGAACCCCGTTGGTGGCCGTGGTCGGCCAAACAGTCAAGGTGCCTGCGGCTCCATCGGAGCCGACATTCTGATCTGTGTCGCCGCCCAAAACCACTGTTCCGGTGCGATCTGGAAAGGTGGCGATCCGGTCATCGGTTAAGGCTGTGTTTTGCAGGGTTAGGGATTTATCCGCGGCCCCGGCCACGGCCTTAAGGATCACCTGGCCAGTGACGGAATCGGCGTCCACCGTGAAAGTAGCTTCGTTGGTGGATGAAAAGCCTCCAGCGATGGAATTGAGGTCAGCGGCAGAGGCAGTAACCGCGGTCCCGGCGATCCGGAATTCTCCCCCGGATTCAATGTCTATGTAACCACCGGAGGCAACAACATATGCTTCGCCCCCTTGCTTGCGGTAAACCTTCGGTTGGTATGTGTTATCCGCCATTGTCATTCCTCCTTTGCTGCGAGGCCTGAGCCTCTAGCGCTGTGCGCTTTGGAGGAATGCTTTCTCGGTTGCATTCAATATCTCGAAATTAAGCGGGGCAGGCGGCCGAGAAACCGCTTTTCAGGTAGCTTGCCCTATCCCCGCTCCCGTATGGGCTTTTAGGTGATCGCGGGCACGTCTTGGCCATGGCCCTTGATCAACAGGACCGATTGCGGCATACCCGCTGTGGCGCCGGTTTCGGCGATGGTCACCTTCAGGAACCGCTTGCCGCCGACATAGCCGCAGTAATAAACGGTTTCGTCTTCAGCCGGGGCGTCAACGGTCCAGAGGATACCCGCCGCCGGGGTTACCCCCAGAACATCGGCCGCGGCAACCTCAGAGTAAGCGCCAGCAGCGCCAGTGCCATCGTCGTCCGCATGTTCCAGCTTCAGGGTCCAGTAAAGACCGGCCGCCAAAACTCCGGCTTCCAGACCCACTTCCCAGACCAGGACCGCGGAGTTGAAACCGGCGAGGTCAATGTCGGCCACGGCCGCCGGGGGCGAACCGTTGGTGCCGACAATCGGGGCCACGACTTTGGTGGGAACGATGTGGTTATAAAGGTCTTTCATGGTAACATATCTCCTATTTTGCCCGGTTTTCCCCGGATTAAGCCGAAATTTTCAGGGCCTTGATCGCCTCGTACATGACGATGCCGCCGCCCACGCGCTTGGTGGTGTAGAAATGGACGTAGGGCTTGTTGGTATAGGGATCGCGCAGTACCCGGATGCCGAACCGGTCCACGATCAGGTAGGCCCGCTTGAAATTGGCGAAGAAAATCGGATAAGCACTGGCCCCGACGTCAGCTACATTGTCATCGTAAGCAACGGGCTTACCCAGGAAGGTATCCGGTGCGCCTTCCAGGAGGCCCGGGCGCCACATATAATTCCCTTCGCCGTCTTTGAACTTGCGGAGCACCAGAGCTGTGGAATCGTTCATCAGCCAGGTAGCCCCGTTGCGGTAGGCCGGTTTCAGGGCGTGCTGGAGATCGATGAGTTTGTCCAGGTTGTCGAGCAGAGTGGCGTGGCCGCTGGTGATGTAGCCGATCTTGCCCCAGGCATAGGAGGCATTGGCCACCATGGTATAGGCGGCGATACCCTTGGGTTGCTCCACGCCGTTTCCGGAAATGAAAGCGTCGCCTTCCTGCTCGGCGAACTCGATGGAAACTTCACCCGCCAGCCAAGCCGCAATGTCGATCCGGGCGTCATCCAAAATGGTCTGGGTAGCCGCGGGGTTGGCGTAGAGTTCTTTGGTGTTGATGACGATTTCCCGGAGAGTCGGGGTGCTGGTTTCGGGCCGGGAGGCCTTCTCGCCCACCCACCCGGAAGTGGCCCCGCCCTGATTGACCAGCTTCTTATAGGTGTCGGTGCCGATGGTCATCACAGTAGCCAGGGTCCGCATGGCCGAAACCGTGCCGGTCACCCGGTCGATGGTCTGTTCTGTTTCTTCGGGGACCAGAAAACCGGAGTCGGGATCAGATAGGGTAGAAAGGCCAGCCTGCCGCTCCAAGTCGCGCAGGCCGTTTTCCTGGCCTTTGCGGAAAAAGGCTTCAAAACCACGGGCGTGTTCCGCCTGTTCCGCGGTCATGGTGCCGGGGGCCGGGGGCCGGTTGGCTTTCTTGGCCACCTCGCCGATTTCCTTGGTAAGTTCGGCGAGTTCGGCGTTAATTTTATTAACCTTCTCCTCCAGGTCCGCCGGGGCGTGGCCTTGGGCTTCGATAGCCGCCAGGCGCTTATCATTAGCCTCTTTAAAGGCTTCAAACGCTTTCCCTTGAGCCTCCAAAAGTTCCTTGAGTTTTTCCATGGGTCAATTCCCCTCTTAATTGGTTAAAATTGCAGTATTTTGCCTGATTTTTTCCATGATTCCGGCGAATTGGTCAGAATCCCTCTGCTCAGACTCGCCTTTATAGCCCTTGGCTACAATCGCCACGGACTCGGCCCGGCTGAATCCTGAATCCCTCAGGATCTGCTCAAGCTCTCTTTCGGTGGGTTTGGTGGTTGCCTGGTGCCGTTTTTTGATGCAATCCGGGACATTATCGAAGATGGAGATGTCAAAAGAGGCGTTGGTTTCCGATTTTCCGGTTATTTCATGGGCGAATCCGGCTTCTACGGCCTTTTCGGCGTTAAACCACTTCTCTTCATCCATCCAGGCTTGCACCTGCTCGGCGGATTTGCCGGAATAGTCCATGTAGGTTTCCCGCATTTTCTCGCCGATACCGTCAAGCACGTCGGCTTCTTTGCGTAAATCCCGGGCATCACCGGCAATTAAAGCCCAGGGGTTGTGGATCATAAACCAAGCGTTCTTGGCCATGACAATCTTGTCGCCCGCCAGGGCGATGATGCTGGCGATGGAGGCCGCCCAGCCGTCAATGTAGGTGGTCACCTGCGCAGGGTGGGCTTTCAGGACGTTAGAAATTGCAATTCCGTCAAAAACATTGCCGCCCGGGGAATTGATGTGGGAGTTGATTTTCGGCGTGGTAATTTTCTGTAAATCCTGGGCAAATTGCGCCGCATGAACTCCCCACCAGGCGATGACGTCATAGATAAATAAGTCAGTCTCGCCTTCGGCAGAACTCGCCTTGAATTCGTAATATTTTTTGTCGCCCGCCTGTTTTGCGAACTTGCGAATGTCATCAATTCTGGGCATCTTCTGCACCTCCAGCCGGGGGAGCCGCCCCGCCTACGTTGGTGGGAACCGGCAACTTCGCTGCCTCTCCGCCCATGGGATCAAGTTCTTCCAGTTCCCGGATTTCGTCCTGGGTCATCCAGGCGGGGGAGCCGCCGGAGCCCAGGGCCTTGCCGTAGTATTCACCCCGATCCCGGGCGGCGCTCCGCATCAGGGCATTGATGATAAATTTTGTATAGCAGCCCGCCTTGCGTTCTTCCGGGGTGAGCAAAAACTTGTCGATGCTCTTCTCTATCCGGCGATACCAGGGGCCCATGCTGTAAATGGCGTGGGCCAGAAACATTTGCTCTGCGCTGGCGTAGGTCGAGGCCTTGTCGGAGGTGTGGCCCACCATGATCGGCATGATCCGGAGCGACCGGCAGACTTCCTCAATTTGCATCCGGCGGGTTTCGTTGAATTGGGCCTGATCATTCATCATGGCGATGACCTGGTATTTCAAGCCGCCCCAGGTGACCGCGGTTCCGCCAGCCTTTTGCAACCCTGCATATTGTTCAACCCAAGCTTCCCGGAGTTCTTTGGCTTTTTCTTTGCCTAAAACCTGATCTGTAGTGAGTATCCCGCTTAAGGAGGTCCCGTTTTTGAATGTTTGCGCCCCATGTTGCTCCGTGGCTAAGGCCAACCCTATGGCTTCCCGGGCCAGCCTTACCCCCTCCAAGCCGTACCAGGTGTTCCAGGAGGGGCCGCGGACGTGCCACATGTTGGCGGCAGGGACGGGGGTTTTTTTGCCGTCGGCGGTGGTGACCTCATAAAAAGTTTCCCAGCCTTTGCGGGTCACAGTCACGGTCTGAGGTTCATAGGGGAGAAGTTCGACAATCCGGCCGCGGGTGATATTTTTGAAGGCGAAGAAGTTGCCGCAGAAGGTCAGATGCAGGCCCATAGCCTCGAAAAAGTCATAGGCGGTCATCCATTCGTTGGGGGCATCATTTAGCAGTTCATAGAGAGAAAGGTTTTCAGCCGGCAGGCGGCGGTCGTTTTTTTTCTGGAAGATTTTGCAGGGCACTTGGGCCAACCCCTCAGCGATTACCCGGGCACCGGCCATGAAAGTTATGGCCTCCTGGGCCGTCCGCCAGTTAACGGAAATGCCGGTTTTGGATGCGAAGCCTGCAAAATGCTCCCGCAAAAGGTCTTCAGTGGTGACTTTGGCCTTGCGGTCGAAGAGTTTTGAGAAAGGCCAGATCATATTTTCCCGTTCACAAGATCCCAAAAAGAGAAAGCCCCGGCGCTGGCAAGTTGCCAGAACACCGGGGCTTCATAGAGCTCTACGCCGTTTATTCGGCGGCAGAGATAATCCGTAAACCCGATTTATCCAGATTCAAATGTACCGGGGGCTAGGGCTTCATGGTATCCTGCGCTACCTTTGTAAGGTGCACAGGGCCAATCTGTAACCGAGCCCCGGTTTGCTACTTCTCATTCAGGCATAAAATGCCAATATTTGCAACCCCTTTTTTCCTGCCGGTTAAATTTTTTTTGATTTCGGCCTTGAGTTGCCCGATTCCACCATGATGGAAGGGGATTTCGATGATGAGCTTCCCGGTAATACCTGCCGCCACGCAGTCATCAATCTCCGCGTTGATGGTGCTCAGGAGTTTGAGGCGGGCGGGGGTAGGGGTCAACTCGCATCATCTCCAGTCTTTTGGATTATATAGCTTTAGGCCTATCCATTCCATTGCTGCCTCTTTTGAGACAAATACACGATTTTGTTCTTTATTTATGAAGCCATTGGGTAATTCATAAGATGGGATTTTTACAATGTATCCATCATCAACAGCCTCGATTGTAATTTTTTGATACATGGAGTCCTCCTTTTTATTTTACCCAACTGACCAGACTTCGAGGCCGACGCCGGAGTCTTCGATGTCTGCGTGTAAAACTGCGCCATTTATAGCCATAACCAGAGTCACCGCGCCGTCAATGCGGCCGGTGCTCTTGATCTTGTCGAATTTTCTTAGGCCGGTGGGGCCTTTTTTGGTCCTGGCATTGGACACGCACCAGGTGAGCACGGGGTGCATACCGTGTCTGATTTTTTCCTTAAGGAGAAGGTCTTCGGTTTTTTCTATGGCCGGGTCCATGCTCTTTTCCCCCTGACCATGGGCGATCAGGCGAAGTCCCGGGGGTATGGATAGTTTTGAGTCTGGTTTCCAGTCATCCGGCTCGATGAAGCAGTCCACGCCGATATTTTCAAGCTCCTTTTTCAGTTCGTCTATCCGATAGCGGTCAAAGAGGATTGCCACCAAATTAAAATCTTCCCGTGTGTCGGCTATTTTTTGGGCTACCCAGGCGTAATCGATGGTTTTTCCAGGGGTGGTTTCTAAAAAACCCTTGTCTCGCCAGACAACATAGGGGGCTTTATCCCTTCTGGCTTTTTCTCTGAGACCCTCTTCTGCCGCCCAGAAAAAGGGGTGAATGTCATAATGGCCGGTTTCTGGGTCTTGGGCGGTTATGAGAAAGGAGGTGAGGTCGTTTTTTTGGGATAGGTCCAGACCGCCCCACCAGTCACGTTCAAGTGGGTTATCGAGGATCGGGGGGGCACTATTGGCTTCCCAGATTATAGGGGAAATCCAGTGCGCTTCTGAGTCTATACGCTGGTTTAATCTGAGGTTGCGGAAGTTGGCTTCGGCACTGGGCATGTTCCGGGCCGTGCGGGCGGCCTCTTCCAGGTCGGCTATATTCAAGAATGGATCTTCACAAAATGCGGCAGGGTTTGATGCTTTCCAGCTTTCGGGGTCAAAAGGATCGGCGTCCTTCGGGGTATTATAAAAAAATATCTTAACAGTCGGGTCGAAATCCGGGCCCGGGATCTGGGCTTTTAGGGCGGTGTCGATTTCTTCACTCAAGACGGCAATGTCGTCTGCGGCCTGGGTGGAAATAATCCAAAGCAGGGGTTCAAGGTGAGCACCGCGGCCTTGCTGCAGGGTGTCATAAAAGGTGCGGTCGGCTCCAAATTGGGCGAGTTCATCCATAGTGAGGAGAGCGGGGCCTAGTCCGTGTTTGCCCTTGACTTCTGAGGACAATGCCCGGAAAACTGAGCCATTGCCGGGACAAAATATTTCCTTTTTGGTTTCGCGGATAATTAAAAGGTCAGACAGCTCCTCATCCATGAGGATCATCTGAACCATGTAACGATAAGTTATTGCCGCTTGATCACGTTCAAAGGCGGCAGAGTAAAGCTGCTCATTACGCTTTGCTTCTGGCCCTATAAGGTGTCCCAGGTTTATACCGGCTATCTCTGGGGTTTTTCCGTTCTTTTTAGCAACTGAATAAATAGCTTTTCTGACTACCCGGATGCAGGTTTGCTTTCCTTTTTCCTGACATTTTTCCCCGATACATTCGCCATTCCAACAGGAGGACTTCCAAACCGGGGCATAAACATCATAATATTTTTTCTTTTGAAATTCGCGAAGCCTGAAAGGCAACCCCTGGTGCATTCCCTCTGGTATTTTGAGGGTCTGAATAAAGTTAATCATCCTCTCGGCGCGGTTGCTGATTATCATGGTTACTTCTTGCGATTAAGGGCCAATAGATTTCCGCGCTTTGACTTTGGCTTTTCCGGTTCTTCGTCTCCTGCTCTTTTGGTGCTCTGAGAGAGCTTCAGTTTAGTGGCCATTTGAGCTTTAATGCCGGCCTGGGAAACCATAATGGCGACCCATGGGTTAGCCTTGACGCCAAGCCTTACCAGTTCCCCTTCTTTGGTCAACCCAAGGCGGTCAATAACGCCGCCCTCTTCAGCAACCTTTAAACAGGCCTCAAAATGGAGGGCTTCGGCCTCACAATAAGCCCGGAGCAAGGGATATTCGGCAGGGCGAAAATGGGCTGGCGGATAATCAGCGACAATCTCCCTCCAGATTCTTTGCGCCCTAATGGTCATACCCTTGCGAGGCCCTGGGCGCTTGCCTGAGGGGGTCGGGGTATCAATTCCTTCATGGCTTCCTGGCTTTGGTCCGCGTGCTCCCAAAATTTACCCCCGAAAATTGATGAAACTGCGCGCCCTCT